CCGGCCGGGCCGCGTCGAGTACGGCTTCGGCCTTCAGTTCGCCGTCGTTCTCGTTTGCGATGGCCCGCAACACATCCGCCGCCGTGGCCGGGATGATGTCCGTCTTCTCGCGAAACATGATCCTGAATTTGTACTCCTGGTTTTCAATCCGTTTTTTCAACTGTTTGTTCATCTCATTTTCCCTTCCGCACGCGCCTTGCGTGCTGATCCATGCCTGCCATGCCCTGCCTGGCCGAGCCACGCCGCGCCACGCCGAGCCCCGCCTGCCTGGCCGAGCCACGCCTGGCCACGCCTGGCCTGCGTTGCCAAGCCTTCGCAAGCCTAGCCGAACCTGCGATGACTACAGCACGTCAAACGTGCCCCACCCCATGCCCACGGAGTTTTTCGAAAACGGGCGGCCTTCGCCGATCCCGACCTGCTGACCAACGCGGGCGAGGAGGTTGGTCACGTCCTGCACCGTGAACTGATCCGCGTCGTAGGACACATGCAAATTCACCGTCCAGGTCCGCCACATGCTGCGGATGCGGATGTCCGCCACGCCCGTGGCGTTGCGAACGTGGTGCTGGCACATCTCCGGCGTGCCCTCGATGCGTACGAGGGGCGTTCCGTCAACCACGTCGAACCCGTCCGGGAGGATGAACACGGACATTTTTGCCATGGTCATTTTGAAGCCGACGAGGCGGCACGCATCGATCAGCGCAGCCCGGAACGCGGAGGCCGGAACGCCGTTCCACCCCTCGGTGGACAGATGCTTCGCTCCCTCGTAATCGGCGTTGAAGTCGCGAGCCTCGCGAATCTTCTTGCCCTTCGCGACGGTCCCGGCGGCCATCTTGTCTTTCATGGTGTTGATGGACTTCTCCGAGAAGCGCAACTGCACATAGGGAGCCGTGCCATTGATCGCAAATTCGATGCGCTTGATGTTCGGGGCCTTCACCTGTACTTGTTCGATTTCATTAGCCTTTTTCATGATGTTTCCTTCCTTCTGTCCGCGCTATGCGGAACATTGTTACCGTGCCAAGCCGGGCCATGCCGCGCCGCGCCTGGCCACGCCTGCCGCGCCGCGCCTGGCCACGCCAAGCCGCGCCGTGCCCCGCCACGCCTGCCGCGCCGTGCCTTGCCGCGCCAAGCCGCGCCGTGCCTTGCCGCGCCAAGCCGCGCCGTGCCCCGCCGCGCCAAGCCCCGCCGCGCCACGCCTGCCACGGACCCGCCGCACGATCACGCACGGCGGGCCGGTGCCGTCGTGTGTCTAGAACGGGATCTCCTCGTCCGGGTGCGCCATCTCCCCCGGTTCGCGCGCGGTGGGTTCTGGGGCACCGAAAACGGCGTCCAGTTCCGCGTTCTGCTCGGCCTCGGTTTCCGGCGTCGGCTCGGCGATCCGCTGCTGGACGTGAGCACTCAACCACGCGTCCAGGGACTCGTCTTTGCGCACCATCGCAGCTACGCGGATGTAGCCGTTTTTGTTGGTGTCGAAACCACAATGAAGGGTTTTGTTGAGAAGGTATTTGCTGTGTTCCTTCGGGTCCGTCAGGTTGGTCAAGACGAACTTTTTTTCTCCGAGGTTGTACCCAGCTGCGTCGTACAAACGAGCAAACAGCCACCCGTTTTTTACATCGCAGGTGATCTTCTCAACGTGCCGCGTACCAGGATGCTTTTCGGACGTGAATGTGTATGCGATATAGGTCGTCCCATCGGGCCATTCGTCGGCCTCGATCTTGGTGATCTTGACGAGGTGAGCCGTGAACGGGTCGAAGCGTTTGGAGAAGTGCTCAGAGAGATTGAATGACATTGATTTTACTCCTGTTTTTCATCGGTTGAGGGTTGTTCGTTCTGCGGTTGTTCGGTGACTTTCGACTTGTAAAACGCGATGTAGGTAGACAGCAGCCGGAAGAGATCGGCCGGTTCCACGTCGTTGAAGGCCAGGGGCTTTTTCATGGCGCGATCCGAGTCGCCCCAGAAGCGGATTTGCCGCACGAGTTTCTCGTCCTCTTCGACGGTTTCGAGCCATCCCACGGCGTTGAATTTCTCCATGGTCTTGTCGGGCATTTCCTTGCCCTCGAAGCGGAATTCCAGGATCCCCTTCTTGCTCTTGTCCTTCGATTCGGACGGGTGCACGGATGCGATCACGTGAACCGGTAGATCCTGCAAAAACAAAACCATTTCATTAAGTTTTCCATCACGCGTAGAAGCGGAAACACCCCAATCTCCGCTCACTTGTTTGGTGGTCGTGAGGTTCGGATTGGTGGCCTTCGCGACGTCGGAAGAAACCAGTTCATCGAAGCGATCAAGCGAGTCGCAAAACACAAGGTGAAACTTGTGGGCGTTGGCTTTCACCTGCGGCTTGATCTTGAGTTCCCACTCCTTCAGGGACGGCACAAAAATGAACTCACTTTCGGGATGAAACCCGTACATCATTTCCACTTCGGCAATGGTGTTTTTTGCCTGCTTCTCGAATATGATCCCGAGTATCTTCAACTTGGGAGCGTTGGACATGAGGAAGGTTTTCCCGAGGCCGGACGAGGCGCAAAGGATCATCTTCAGTTGTGGTGTTGATTGTCTCTTGTAAACGTATTGCCCAAAAACACTCATGATTTCAAAACCTTTCCGCGCTTCTTCGCGACGTTGAAAAACTTGGTGAGCACGTCTCCGACGCTCCATGGATGCAGATCCGTGAAGGCGCATTCCGCAGGCAACCGCGTTGGTTTCGTGGGGTCGATTTCCGGATCTTCGATGAGCGCAAACTCGGTGAGGCGCTCGTCCTCGCAGGCCGTGCGGAACTGGCAGTCACCGCAGTTTGCGAACGTGCGGATCGTGCTGTTGCGCGTCGCACGCATGGCCCGGTACAGGTGCACGTTGACGCGGCGGGCACGTTCGCGATCCTCTGGCGTGTCCTCGAACCACCAGTTGAACCGTTCGCCGCCTTCAACGATTCTTTCCATGATTTCATGGGTATCCACGTGGGGATACTTCGCCGCGAACTCGTTGACCTTCTCGACCGTGGAATCTGTGACAGCCACGGAGGCCCCGGTGACGTTGGTTCCGAAGCACTTCGGACACGCTGCGTTGTCGCCGTGGCATTTGCACACGAGGCCTTTAATGTCCTTCGGTGACGCCTTCCGCACCACGTCGTAAACGATGCGCGCGGGGAATCCCGTCAGACGTTGCAGCTCGTCGGCTACTGCGACATACCCGGCATACTGAATCCCATGGGCGTACATGCCCCACGTTGCACCGGTTGAGCTCGTCGTTTTTCGTTCAATGATCCACCATTGCGCGCCGTCGAAAACGAGCGTGTCGATTACACCGCAACGTGCGGAAGTCGGCAACTTGTCCAATGATTTCAAGGACAACTTGCCCTTGAGATCGATCACGTAGAGGACTTCACCGAAGGCGGCTTTACCGTGTTCTTCGTGGTCGAAGATCTCCGGATAGTTTCGGAAGTTGTGATCGTGCCAATGCCAGAAAATTTCCATGATTTCGGGCACTTCGCCGATCTCGCCATCGGAGAGAAACGAGTTGGTGAAGCGGTGCCAGGCCTTGCCATACTCAAGAGCCTTGGCGAGTTCCGCGCGCTTCACCAGGCGCTTCACGTGCCGCATGTTGTGAGCATACGGGCAGATGCACCGGTCGAGCCAAGAGGACGCGCTATAGAGCATTCCAGGCCTCCTCAATCGCCGCGTGGATCTCGTCATCCGAAGGCACGATCACGTCACTTTTTCGACATGCCGCTTGTACGTTTTTCCGGGAGTGCAAAAACCACCATCCGGATAGGCGCAGCCACGGCCGCACGGGTGCAGAGGTGCACACGGATCGGTCACCTGTGATGATGGTCAGGCGTGCTCGTGGCGACGATCTGAGGTTGTAGAGTTCAACGCGGATCACGGTCGCACCTCGTCGATCACGACTCCGTTACGCCACGTGACCATCCACAGGCGTTTCCACGCAAGCTTCCACTCGTTCGCCGCTTCCTCGCGGATCATGATTTCATTGATCAATTTCGCCTTGTCATCGACGACGGCACGGGCCGCGTCGAGTACGGTTTGCGCGTTTTGCATCCGGTCGTATGCGGCCTGTTCCAGTTTCGCGAGATCGTTTTTGGTCATGATCATCCTCCTATAAAAACCCGAGGCCGGAAAATCCCGGCCCGGAAACGCCCCGGTCGGGCGAGTTACTTTTTGATGTTCAGGCAGCCCGTGCAGTCCGTGCAACCCCTGCAGTACGTGCAGCTCCTGCAGCTCCTGCAGTCCGTGCAGCCCCTGCAGTACGTGCAACCCCTGCAGTCCGTGCAGCTCCTGCAGCTCCTGCAGTACGTGCAACCCCTGCAGTACGTGCAACCCCTGCAGCCCACGCAGCCCGTGCAGTCCGTGCAGCTCCTGCAGCCCACGCAGTCCGTGCAGTACGTGCAGTCCGTGCAGCTCCTGCAGTCCGTGCAGTACGTGCAGTCCGTGCAGCCCCCGCAGTACGTGCAGTACGTGCAGTACGTGCAACCCCTGCAGTCCGTGCAACCCCTGCAGTCCGTGCAGCCCCCGCAGCCCGCGCAGCCCACGCAGTCCACGCAGTCCTCACAGTCCGTGCAATCGATCAGCGTCGCCCGGGCCTCGGCCTCGGTCATGCCGGCGCGGGCCAAAAAATCAGCGGTAAATGTGTTCGTGTCCATATCCACTCCTCTCACTCCTTGAGATAATCTGTGATCCGTTTGCCCCGGTGCTCGTCGCAGCGCTCCGGGGTCGCGTGGATCGGTCGCACCCGTTTCGCGCGGGCGGCGGGTGGTTAGCATCGACGAGCATCCCGCCATTGTGCCAATCCCGGATGACGAGTCCGCATCCCGTAGGGATGCCGCACGGCTGTC